CTAGAGTTACAGAAGAAGAAGCTGTTTTGCATGAATGTGAGAACTAATGGTTAAAAAAAGACCTACCCTTCCATCTTGGGAAGAAATGTCATCTAGTTATACATCAAACTTTATTGACGAAATTTTAAAAGACCCTAAAGAAAATGACCCAGAGTTTCAAGTTATTGATGGTGGACCTTCTATGCGAACCACCACAACAAGCAACCCATCTAAGCCAAGAACTTTAAAGGCTGGATACGATTTTAAAACTAACACAATGACTGTTGTATTTAGAGATGGTACTTGGTGGGACTATAGGGGAGTGCCTGAAGATGTCTGGTACGACTTTGTTAATGCTCCATCTAAAGGAGTGTTTTTAAGAGAGTCTGGTTTAGACGGCTGGGGAGATATGGGGCCTTCCGATGTAACCCGTATGCCAAAACATCGTAGAGAACAGATGAATGACATCTCAGAGTTTTCAGATTATATGTATGGGTCTAAACCTAAGATACCTACTTTGGATGAATACCTATTCGGAAAACAGGAGTAGATGAAAACATTCGGACCACTATACGTAGATGTGATTCAGTACTACCACCGTCGCCTACTACCAATAGTAGAAAAAGGTTGGACCCAAGAAACTGACTTTCCGTACAGAAAAAGTAAAATCTGTTTAGTTTTTAGAACCCCGTTTACTAAACCAGGCTTAGTAATAGGTCTATGGAATAAAAATACCGAGATAGTCTTTGAAGAGGACGCGGACCTTCTTTTGGCAAACGCTCTTGGAGCCCGTAATATGGGCCTATCTACAGAGGAGATAGACGAATGGTGATTAGACGAAACAAGAACTGGAACAAACCTTTTTCTGAAAAAGTAGCCAAAAGAGTATCCAAGATACCTTCTGGAGAGCTTTTAATTTGGTCAGACCAGATTCTCTATGAGTTAAGTCGTTGTCTTTCGGTTTACGAAAAGAACCGAGACCAAGTTTATTTGGACGAAGCCCTTACTGGAGCTGAGGCTATCCACGCAGTTGTTGATGAATTGCACAAAAGATTATCTCGGATTGAGTAACTACATTTGTATGCTAAAATTATATTCGCCAACTCTCTCCTTCTCTCCCGTGTGGCAGCGGCAGCCCTGGACTTTAAACCCAGGGCTTTCCGTCTTTAAAGGAGGTACAAATGTTTGAAGAAAATCTTGACCTTGACGAGTTCTTTGAAGAAGAGGAAGACTTCGAAGAAACTGATGAGGACGAACTTGAACCCGCTGAAGAAGACGACGGGTTAGATGAGCTGTCCCGAGAGTTTGTTGACAAACTAGTAGACAAGATGATGGTGTTCTTAGTAGCACTTGTTGGCTATGAGTTGCATCCATATCAAGCACCGCTTGCACGAAGAATTATGGAATCTGTAATTATAAATGACGGTGAAGAAATTACAGCTCTTGCTGCACGTCAGTCAGGTAAATCAGAAACTATTGCAAATACCGTAGCTACACTTATGGTTATTCTTCCAAGACTTGCACGTATGTATCCAGATTTATTAGGTAAGTTTAAAGACGGCATATGGGTAGGGTTGTTTGCTCCGGTAGAAGGTCAGGCAGAAACCCTATTTAGTAGAACTATTAACAGACTTACTAGTGACCATGCACTTAGTGTATTAGGTGACCCAGAAATTGACGATGAAGCTAAGAAAGTTGCTGGAGTTACAAAACAAATTAAATTAAAGAATTCTGGCTCATCCGTAATGATGATGACCGCTAACCCACGTGCAAAGATTGAGTCTAAGTCATTCCACCTTATTGTTATTGATGAGTGTCAAGAAGCAGATGATTTTGTAGTGTCTAAATCTATCTCCCCTATGTTGGCGTACTACGCTGGAACTATGGTTAAGACAGGCACCCCGACCACACACAAAAATAACTTTTACCGTTCTATCCAGTTAAACAAGCGTCGTCAAACTTCTAGGGGAAATAAGCAAAACCACTATCAATGGGACTGGAAAGACGTAGCTAAATATAACGATAATTACCAGAAGTTTATTAAGAAAGAAATACTACGCGTTGGTGAAGACTCCGATGAATTTCAAATGTCTTACAACTGCAAGTGGCTTCTGGAACGAGGAATGTTTGTAACCTCTACGGTAATGGATGAACTTGGGGACACCTCTCAAGAAATTGTTAAAGCTTGGCACAGAACTCCAGTTGTAGTTGGAATTGACCCAGCCAGAAAAGTTGACTCTACGGTTGTTACAGTTGTTTGGGTTGATTGGGATAGACCAGATGAGTTTGGTTACTTTGACCATAGAATTTTAAACTGGTTAGAAATCCAAAGTGAAGACTGGGAGGACCAGTACTTTCAAATAGTTAACTTCTTAGGTAGCTATGATGTACTGGCTGTAGGAGTTGACTCGGGTGGTGTGGGTGACGCAGTTGCTCAAAGATTAAAATTGTTATTACCTAGAGCTGAGGTATACCCAATTGGAAGTAGCCAACCTGAGCAGTCTAAACGTTGGAAACATCTTAAAACTCTAATTGATAGGCGACTTATTGGTTGGCCAGCCCATGCTAAGACCAGAAGACTTAGAACTTGGAAAAGGTTTTATCAACAGATGACCGACCTAGAAACTAAATTCACTGGGCCTAACTTTTTAGCTCATGCCCCAGAAGAAGCCCATGCCCATGATGACTATGCTGATAGTTTGGCCATAGCCTGCTCTCTAACCATGGACCTTACAATGCCTCAGGTTGAGGTCTCGTCGTCACCATTTTTCAGATAGATTTGACTTTATCCTGAAAAATTAACGTTTTAATAAGACACTTGTACTGAGGCCTCAACCTTTTAAAGGAGTAATAAACATGGCAATTGCCCCAACACCACAAGTTCCAGAACGCTCTGGAAATACTTACGACCGTAAGATGGCTTCCGCTGTCCCAGGACAACGCGGACCTCTACGCTTTCAAGAAGGTATCGGAACCGATACCGATGTTCCACAAGAGTTTGGCAAGGGTGCTGCACAGGGTTACACACCAGCAGCAGGTCGTCCAAACCGCAACGCAGTTGTTCACACTAAGCCAGCTGAAGAAACAATGCGTGAGCGTGCTCACGTAGGTTCAGCTTCTTGGATTGAAGCAACAGATTTTCTTCAAGAGTTTTCAAATGGTTCTTTCCAAGATTATGCAGAACCAACAATTGAAGAAGTTACACGTAACGGCGCTCGCCAATCACGTGTAAGCCCAGCAGTAGTTCAGGACTAATTAAGTTTCCTGCCCCCTTCCAGCGTCCCACCATGCTGAGGGGGCAGGATTCCCTGCATTGAGGATAATAAATGTTAATCAAAGGTAAAGAAGTTCAAGAGGGTCCTAAACAACTCCCTGCCAACCCTAGACTTTGGAACATGATTACCGCACAAGCAAAAACTAGATTTTCAAAACAATCCCCAGCATCAGCTCACTGGGTTCATTCTCGGTATGTTCAAATGGGTGGAAAGTTTGTAGATTCTAAAAAAGACATTGACCCTAAGAACAGGGACATAGCTCAAGAAAAAACCGACAAAATTGAAGCTTCAAAAAAGAAGAAAGTTACCAAGTCTATTAAGAAGTCGGTAACCAAAGATGTCAACAAGCCAGTAAATCGGCCAATAACAAACTAGGTGGTTCCGCAAGTTAGCAAACTAATGCTAAACTACGGTAGTTAAATATTTGAATGAGAGGATTTTAGGTGAGCATAGATTTTTCACCCCCTAGTTATAGGGCCGCCTCATCTGACTTAACCATATCCATATCCCCTCTGGGATTAGTAGAACTTGCTGATGAAGAGTTCGAAGTTCATGGTCCACGTCTAAATCGCTACTCTCTTAACTGGGCAATGTACCTAGGTCACCACACATCTTTCCGTCGTCAACAAGGTGAGCCTCAGATGGTATTTAATTACTATCGAGCAATTACAGATTTTATTATTAACTTTACTTTTAGCAAAGGCGTTCAGTTTAGAAGCCCTAAAGCAACAGAAGCAATTGTTCCTGATTTGCTTGAGCGCGTTTGGGAAGTAGATAACAACAAAGCAACAGTACTTTGGGAAATTGGACAACAAGGCTCAGTATCTGGAGACTGTTTTGTTAAAGTAGCGTATGAAGAAGCTTGGGTAGACCCAGCTGGTATGCAGCATCCAGGACGTGTACGCGTACTACCTCTAAACTCATCTTTCTGTTTCCCAGAGTTTCATCCCCATGACCGCAACCGTTTGATTCGGTTTAAACTTAAGTATCGTTTCTGGGGTACATCTCTAGAAGGTACGCGTCAGGTATATACCTACACAGAAATCTTAACTGATGATGTTATTGAAGAGTATATTAATGATGAGCTTATTGACTCTCGTCCAAACCCACTTGGAACTATTCCTGTAGTACACATGCCTAACATTAGAATTTCAGGTTCTCCTTGGGGACTATCTGACTGTAATGAAATGATTTCTTTAAACCGTGCCTACAATGAAACTGCAACAGACATTGCAGACATCATTAACTACCACGCTGCTCCTGTAACAGTAATTATTGGAGCTAAAGCATCTCAGCTTGAAAAGGGCGCTAATAAAGTGTGGGGTGGACTACCAAAAGACGCAAGGGTAGAAAACCTAGAAGGTGGCGGACAAGGCCTTAAAGGCGCTATGGATTACATGACTATGTTAAAGCGTGCTATGCATGAAATGACTGGTGTTCCAGAAACTGCTCTAGGTCAATCACAACCTATTTCTAATACATCAGGTGTAGCACTTGCTATCCAGTTCCAACCTTTAATGAATCGTTATCATCAAAAGATTGTTCAATACGCATACGGACTAGAGCGAGTAAATGAACTCATTCTTCGTAACCTAGCTGTTAAAGAGCCAGAAACATTTACTTGGAATCCTGATAGAGACACCATTCCTAAGCCAGACCAACTTCTTCAGTTAGACCCTAATGACCCAGATACTTACAGAACGTACGTACATTTCCCACCACCACTGCCATTAGATAAACTTATTATTCTTAACGAAATTCAATCTATGCTATCTCTAGGCTTAGAGTCTAAAGAAGGCGCACTTAGAGCCCTTGGTGAAGAGTTCCCTTCAGAAAAAATTCAAGAAATTAGACAAGAGCTTATTGACGACGCCAAGGCAGATGGCGCACTTAAACTTGTTCAAACCGAAATCGCTAATGAGATTATGACCTTAACAGGCATGGTCCCAGGACCTGACGGTTCTGCTGCTCCGCTCTCACCTGAGCAAGCAGCGGGTATGGCTGCTGGCGGAGGCTCTCCTGCCCAGACACCATTGTTGGACGGAGATGTAGTCGCAGGACTACAAATGGGTGAACAAAGTATCCGTTCTAGACTAGTAACCGAAGCGTATGGAACAAAAATTCCACAACGTCGTGTACCAGAAGAATACGAAAAATAAAGCATTATAGGCTGAAATTTTTTGTAAAACGCGGAAAAATGTATGTGTAAAACCAAGAGACGGTCATTTGTGCTACGAGGGTAAAACCTCATTCGAAAAAAGACCCAGAGAACATAAAGGACGTATATGGAAACTCAATCAGAAGTGCTTGCTGAAGCCTTTGAAGCTGAAGCAAACCAAGCTCCAACTATTGTAGACGCTGGCGTTGACGCGCCAACTGTTAAGACTACAAAAACTGCCGAGTCATCTAAGTTCTATACAGACGATGATTTAGCAAAAGTTCGTAGTCAAGAGAAAGACAAGTTGTATCCGCAAATTGAAAAGCTAAAATCTGAACTTGAAGAAATCAAGCAACAGAGAGAAGCGGAACTTGCGGCCAAGCAAGCAGAGAAAGAGGCACAAGATGCTGAAGAGCGTCTTCGCCTTGAAGCTGATTTAGATGTTCGTGAACTTCTTAAAAAGAAGGAAACAGAATGGTCTGAACAGTTGGAGCGTGAGCGCCAGGAGCGCGAACGCGCCTTTGCTCTATTGGAGCGAGAAAAGACTTTTGCTGAGATTCAAAATTTCCGCCAGCAACGTCTGGAGGAAGAACGGGAAGCAATTATTCCCGAACTTTTGGACCTTGTTACGGGTAACACCCAAGACGAGATTAACGCGAGTATTGAAGGCCTAAAAGACCGTTCAACTCGTATTTTAGAATCTGCGCAGCAGGCTATGCAGTCAGCTCGCAAAGAAATGACTGGAAGTCGCGTAACAGCGCCTCCAACCGGACCACTGGACATTAATTCGGAGCAACGTAACTTTACAGCTGATGAAATCTCAGCTATGCCGATGAACGAATACGCAAAATATCGCCAAAGACTTTTGAGTCCAAAAGCTCAGGGTCAAGGCTCGGGATTGTTCGGCTAAACCCCCAAATCCAAATTCCAACTAAGGAGTATAACTAAATGGCATCTGGTATTACGGGTACCGGCAATCTAGCCGCAGCCCCAACAGCCTACTCAGGTACTAACACACAGTTGACTCAAGCGATTCAGCAAATCTGGTCAAAGGAAATCCTTTTCCAGGCAATGCCAATCCTTCGCTTTGAGCAATTTGCAGTCAAGAAGACTGAACTTGGTGTTGCACCTGGTCTTCAAATCAACTTCCTACGTTACAACAACCTCGGCTTTGCTAACGCACTTGTCGAAGGTGTACGTATGCAGACAAACGCGCTAACAGCGCAACAGTTCTCAATCACTGTATCTGAGCATGGATATGCTCTTGCAGTTTCTGAGCTACTACTTAATGCTTCTTTCGATGACGTTATGGCTTCTGCTTCACGTCTTCTAGGACGCAACATGGCTCTTTATCTTGATAAGTTGAGCCGCGACACACTCTACTCAGCAACATCCAAGATTTACGGCGAAGACCGTTCAGGTCTTTCAGCTGCAAATGACTGGTACGGCTACGGAACTGTAGGCACAACTCGTGCAAGCATGACCGGTGCATTCAACATGACTCCTCACGTAGTCAAGGATGCAGTTGAGACCTTGTCAACAAAGAACATTCCACGCTTAGGTGAGACCTATGTGGCATTCGTTCACCCTCACCAATCACGTCGTCTACGTGACGTTCCTGAGTTCATCGAAGTAACGAAGTACGCCGCTCCTGGAAACTTCATGCTTGGTGAAATCGGACGTCTATACGACTGCGTGTTCATCGAAACCACACAGGTCCGCAAGGTCGCTGGTGGTGCTGGTACTTCTTACTCAGCCGATACTGCTACAACTCCAACAGTTACAGCAGGCGGCGGTTACATTACCCCAGCTGAATTCACCGGTAACGGTGGTTCAGACCGCTATGACTCTATCTTCATTGGAGATAACGCATTCGGTCACGCAATTTCACTTCCAGTTGAACTCCGCGATGGCGGTATTCTAGACTTCGGTCGTGAGCATGCACTTGCTTGGTACTCAATCTTCGGTCTTGGTCTAATTACTGACCAGGCTGTAGTTATTGCAGAAACCAACTAATTTAAAAAGTTCGGGGGCGGGCCTAAAAATCCGCCCCCAACCACAAACAACAGATACTAAATCGGAGGATATAACGTGGCTAATAATAGACCGAAGGCTACTGATTACACAGGACGCCAGCGAGAAGCCCTTGCTAAAGAATTTGCTGAAGAGCAATCAAAGCGTGCAGGTGAAATGTCTCTAGCTACTGCGGAAGCGCAGTTCAAAGCAGAGAACGAAGTCATCGACGCAACACAGCCAAACCGTCTAACCACTATCGTAGTTGATGAAGTTAAAACAACTGGAGCAGTTGGAAACGACACAGTAGTTATCCGTGTTACAGACGATATTGAAAACATGACTTTAGGTGCAGGAACTAGCTATACTTTTAAAGTTGGTAACAAATATTCTGTTACTAAAGAAGTAGCTGCTCACCTTCAGGAAAAAGGATACGTGGCTCAGATTCTCTAAACGCACGATTAGGCGGGGCAGCGGGCGCTATTTGTAGCCCGCTGTTTCGTTTAACCAGTTTTTAAACCTGCTACACGGCACCATTAGAGTAGCCTGTTATGCGTGAATAAGGAGTAAATGTGGCAACTCTTGCAGACTTTGTATCAAAGGTCCGTATGGAGCTTGGCGACCAACCTAAACAATTCACGAAGACTTTCACAGGTGACGGAAGTACCGTAGATTTTGTTCTTGGCGTTAAGCCCGTTGATACATCAACGTTACTAGTGACCGTAAATGGTGTTGCTAGAGCTAATCCAACTCATTACACAATAGAGGCTCAACACGGAGTCATTCACTTTGTAACAGCTCCTGCTAATAACGCAGTTATAACTGTGACAGGAAACGTATTTAGATATTTTTCAGATTCAGAAATTACTTACTTTGTTAATACTGCCGTAACTCAACATACTTTCAATAGAACAGATAGTTACGGAAGAGCCATGACTATTGGCATGCTTCCTGAAGTTGAAGTTTACCCAGTAACAATCCTAGCTTCTATAGAAGGCCTATACACATTGGCCACAGATGCTGCTTTCGATATCAACATTTTCGCACCAGACGGCGTGACCATTCCGCGTTCTGAAAGATATCACCAGCTTACTAACCTTATCCAACAGCGTATGGAACAGTATAAGAACCTATGCGCAGCCCTTAATATCGGCCTATTTAGAATTGAAGTTGCTACTCTACGTCGAGTAAGTAGAACTACTAACAAACTTGTTCCAATATTCATGCCTCAAGAGATTGACGATTCACGTCGCCCAGAGCGTGTGTACCTTCCAAATGACATGACTGGAAGAACACCTCTTCCAAGCACAGCTGGAATTTACGACATTATCCTTCAGCAGGGGGACTCTTGGTATGGAATATTTGATTTTCCAGACAACACTAATTTTAATGATTTAGTATTTAAAGCCCAAATTAGAACATATCCTAGCTCTCCATCACTGTGGGCTACTTTTACAATTACAGTTGAAAACTCAACTACTAAAAAATTAAGACTTGCATTAACTAAAGCACAGACACAAGTTATACCTGTAAGAGCGTTCTGGGATTTACAAGCTACTTCAATAAGTGACCCAACATTTGAACAAACTTATATTCGTGGACAAATATTCTGTGAAAGAGAAGTTACTGACTGATGCCTGATGAAATTATTGTCACACCGCAAACTCCTGTTGAAGTAATTGTCTCTACTGGTACAACAGGCTCACAAGGTCCTACAGGCGCTACCGGACCAACTGGTCCTGCAGGTAGCGCATCAACTGTTGCAGGTCCCGTAGGAGCTACCGGTCCTACAGGAGCCACGGGTCCTCGAGGTTTAACTGGTCCTACTGGACCGCAAGGTGTAACAGGACCATTAGGTCCTGTTGGTGTAACAGGCCCAACAGGTGCAGCAGGTACTGCAGGTGCAACAGGACCAACTGGTCCCGCTGGTGTTGGCGTAAACATATTAGGTTCTTATAACAGTGAAGCAGCACTTAATGCTGCACAGCCAACTGGAAATGCTGGCGAAGGTTATCTTGTAAATGGAAGTCTTTATGTATGGGACCAAGCAAATGATGTTTGGGAAAACGTTGGAAATATTCAAGGACCAACAGGTCCACAAGGTACACAAGGACCGACAGGAGCAACAGGTGCGGCAAGTACAGTTACTGGACCTACGGGTCCTACAGGAAGCACAGGATTACAAGGACCGACTGGACCGACTGGAGCTCAAGGAAATGTGGGAGGAACTGGACCGACTGGTGCCACAGGAGCTACAGGATTAACAGGAAGTACTGGACCAACTGGTGCAACTGGTCCTACTGGTGCAAGTGCTCTATGGAATTTTAGAGGACCCTATAGTGGTGGTGAATCTTACGCAGTCGGTGATGTAGTCACTTACAACGGACAGACTTGGTACCGCACCCACGCTAACGGTGGAAACGTAGGAGACACTCCTCAAACAGGATTCATTTGGTCATTAATTGCAGACGTTGGAGATATAGGACCGACAGGTCCAACTGGACCGACTGGTGCCGCGTTTGGAATTTATTATTTAGGAAACTACAACCCGTCATCCGGTTATGTAACAGACATTGCAGTAGTACGCGGTTCAGACGGACAACTGTATCTTGCTAAAGCAAGTGGTGCGCTCGGTGACCCAGTTAATTATTTAACCAATGGTCAGTGGGAGATTTGGATTCCTAAAGGTCCAACAGGTCCTACTGGTGCGACAGGACCTCAAGGTATTCCTGGAACTGCAGCAGCTCAAGGAGAAACTGGACCTACAGGTCCCGCTGGTGCAACTGGTCCAACTGGACCGACTGGTGCAACAGGAGCAGCAAGCACAGTAACTGGTCCGACAGGACCTACTGGTGCACAGGGTGACCCAAGCACAGTGACAGGTCCAACAGGTGCTACAGGTGCAACTGGTAGTACTGGTTCTACAGGTCCAACAGGACCAACTGGTGCAACTGGCGCAGCAAGCACAGTTACAGGACCAACAGGTCCAACTGGTGCGTGGGCGTATTCAAGTTCTACACCTCCAGTAGGTGCAGCAGCAGGTGATGCATGGTTTGATTCTAATACGGGCAGTATTTTTATATTTTATGATGGATACTGGGTTGAAACTGGAGCGGCACCAATTGGACCAACAGGTCCTCAAGGTGTAACGGGACCAACTGGTTCACAAGGTTTAACTGGTCCAACAGGACCAGCAGGTGGGCAAGCTGCGTATGTAGCTGCATTTGCATGGTGGAACGGAGTATAAAATGGCAGTAGGTATTGAACGTCTAGGGGTTGCTCGTCTATCTTCAACAGTAGCCTATGGCTCTGGTGGAACAACTGTATATACCGCAACCGATAATTATTTAGTTTCTGTAATCGCAACAAACACCACAGCTGCTTCAGCAAACATTTATGTCTATGTAATACCTTCAGGAGCTACAGAAACTGGATATGGGTTAATCGCCTATAACCTAACAGTTCCAGCGTATAATAGCTATGAAACATTTAGATTTGGTGTAAACCCAACAGATGTTATAAAGGTAGCTGGTCCTTCCGGAATGGCATTTTATGTTCAAGGCATTGACCAGACTAATTAAGGAGAATAGATGCCAGGCTACGCTTACCCTGTAGGGGCTACAGAAGCTGACACAGGCACCGCTAAAGGTGTAACAAAACAGATTACCTCTGTCAACACCTTAGTTTCAATTTATACGGCGTCTTCAAAAACCAAAGTTAACTCTGTTTTGGTAAGTAATTCTCTAGGAACAATTCTGCCAGTAGAACTTTACGTCTATAGAACCGCAGATACTACAAATTATTTTGTAGGAAAAGTACGTGTTTTAAAATCTGAATATATGGTCCTTAGACAGGTTTCTGGGGATACTCGGGTATCTGATACCGCCGAGTCCCCAACTGCAAACAAAACATTAACTGAGATTATTCTCCAATCTGGGGACATAATTAAGGCTAAGTGCCCAATTGAAGATGTAATAAACGTAACCCTTGACCTTAAAGAAGGAGTTTCCTAGTGCCAGTCCCAACCCAAACGTTGGTTCAAATTGACTCAACCGCCTCACCAACTATTGAAGACCTTGTAGATAAGGCGTTTTATGGTCTTCGTGTGAACATTGAGACAGGCCAAGCCTTTATAGATATCATTAATGGTGATTCCGCTATTCGTTTGCCCGACGAATACGAAACCACCTCTACCAGTTACCTAAACTGGATGTGGAGCTACAACACTTTCCGTTAT